GTGAGAAAGATGGTTTGTCCCAAATGCGGGGCCTACAGGTTGGACTACGAGGACGGGTTTTTTCTCGGCAGGTTGGCCAATGAAGCCCTTTGGAAGATAAGAGGCGGGATAGACCTTGAGGTGAGAAGGCTTTCTGCTAAGACTGGGAAAGACATCAAAGAAATATGGAGGGAGATTGCCGTTTATGCGCATATCCCGGAAGAATATTGCAGTTGTGAATACATCGGGGAGAAATCCGTACCGGATATCATGGGCTTCTTGCAGATGAGATTGGGGGATACCGGTCTACGCCACGTGAAGACGGACCGCTGCCCGCACCACGCGACCGCCATCCGACCGGAGAGCAGCGCGTGCCGGGGCTGTCCACACTTTCTCTTTGTGGATCCTGCGTCCGGGGTATGGTGCGACAATTACATCCACTACCACATGATATCCCAAAAATGATTAAATTTTCTTTTAATATGCCCGCATCTATTGTTTATCTAAGGCGGGTGATTTAATTTTGAACCGTCTTTCACCCGAAAGATGTTTGAAGGAGGGAATCCGGGGCGATACCATGAGAAGCATCCCTGTTTTACAAATCCTTCAAACCGGAGTTCTTTAATATTAAAAATCAAAAAAAAAGTATTCGCTATGGCGAAAATAGTTGAAAACAAGAAAGGGTTCAAGGTCTTGGAAGTATCCAGGGCAGAACTGTTGTCCACGTTATCCAAGTTTGGAAGCATGGGCATTTGCGACCAATGCGGCGAAAAACCCGCTATTGGTTATTATGTAGCTGTATTAAACCGTTGGTTGTGTCCGAAGTGTTACAACGACTTCATACAAAGAGGGAAATGGTACAAGGAGGACGCCCCGTTTGAGGACAGGTATTGGAAAGCCGCCCTCGGGATGTTTGACATCGAAAAGTAGTTTGCTAACTTTGCAGCAGACTAAATTTCGATAAAATGGGTAGAAGTACAGAATACTACAGGACGCATCCAAAGGCGCGGAAACGGAAGTACAAGACGGACAAGAAGATCAACGCGAGGCCCGAACAAAAAGCCAAGCGTAGAGAACTTGGAAGGAAGAATTATGAGACCGACAAGAAGAAAGGCAAGGGTTGGCGTAAAGGCAAAGACCTCAGCCATACATCGAAGGGGCTCAGGTACAAGTCCGTGAAAGCCAACAGAGGGTCCAAAAGTGACACTAACGGCGACAGGAGGGCCCGAGGAGGCAAGAAGTAATGCAAAGTGTGGATTCCTATGAGGAGATAGCGAGAAGGCTCCTAAAGACCTCGAAAGCGGCCGTAGAGGGAGCCTACAAGAATGTCCGGGCGTGCCAGAACCGGGAATTTGAACCGGCAAAGACAGGGTTCAAATATCTCGACGACGCATTGCTCGGAGGGCTTCGCCCGCAGAAGGTGATTTCGATAGGGGCGAGGTCCGGGTGCGGAAAATCTTACTTCGCGCAACGTGTCTGCGAGAACATCATGAACATGGAAAAGAATCCCCAAGCGATGGATTATTTCCTTGTGAATTGCGAGTTCGAGATGACCGTGGAGGATTTGCTCGTGAGGAAGCTCACACGGGACATGGGAAAACCGGTACGCTCGATATTGACGGAGAAACAGACCGCCGAAGAGGAGGCCAGGATGGACGAGATCGTGGAGGGGGAAAAGTCCGGAAGGATATTCTACTTGGACGAACCCACCACGACGCAGGAACTAAGGGCTGTGATAGAAGCCATGTGCAGGAGTAATACGGCAAAAAAGCTCATCCTGTTCAAAATCGACCACCTCGGACTTATCAAGCGGAACGGGATGGATCCCAAAAGGGTTATGGACGAGACTATCGCGATGATAAACGAGATGAAGCTCAAATACAAGAATTCGGCTTACATTGTGATTTCCCAGTTCAACCGCAATATCGAAGAGAGGCGCAGTCCCAAGGAGCATGAGCCGAGAATGTCGGATTTTTACATGTCGGACGAGCTGGCGCAGCTCAGCAGCGTGATGATAGGACTCAACAATCCGAGGCGCATGGGTTATGACAAATACATGTTGTTTCCTGCGAACTGGTACCCGTCGTTGGACAGGTTCAAGACGTCCAGCAAGACGTCTTTCCAGACCGAGGGTTTGTTGTTCCACCATGTGTTGAAAGTGCGAGATACGAGAATCGAAGAGCTTCCCGAGACCATTTATCCGGAGATCCTTCCGGGTTACGGGTATAGATACGGGGAAGGTGGAGTAAGGTTTATAAACAAGGAGCGGCCCGAGCCGATAGAGAAACCGTTCAAGATAACGGACAACCCTATGGAGATGGAACCGCCTCCGGCTTATACAGGGTCTGACATAGACCTTTTTGAAGACGACTGACAATAATTAAACAAACTAAAGAATGAACTTAAATAGCAAGGAAATTGAGGCGTTGATACACGTCTCAGGCATGATTGCCGAACAGAGCGAGGATGAAAAATACTCCCTGTTCATGCAAAATATATGCGACAAGCTGAAAGTCATACAGGCTTTCGGCTTGACTGTGAAATTGTCCTCGGAGAGGAAAAAGCGCATCAGGGCGTTGCTGGACCAAGCCTCCAGCACTTCCCTTGAATACAGCCAATACGCCGGGGATATGTCGATGATAAACGAATACGACAGGATAAAGAAGGAAGCGGCCGCCATAACCGACGCGATGGGCGACGTGGAAGGGCAGCTGAGGGCCGACCAGGAACACGCGAAGAAGTTGCTGGAGGCCTGCTTCGACAGGGTAAAACAGGATCTCATAGACGAGGAGATGGCCAAGTCCTCCGCCGAGGCCGAACGGAAAGCCCGCGTGGACGACCGCTACCTCTGCGCTCTGGAAGATTATAACGAATTATCTAAATGGACTTATACGGTAAGGAACAAATTCAGCACTCTCTGCAAGACCAGGGAGGATGCCAAGCAATCCGTTTCTACCGCAAGGAATAGTATAATAGCAGAAGGATATAACAGTTGAGGAGGAAAGAGAAATGCTGGATATTAAAAAACATTATTTCGTATCGAAGATGTACAACCTTCTTTACGAGAACCCGGACCTGGGGTTGTTCCAGGTTTACGTGAAAGCTTATATAGAGGGACCGAGGGTGAAGCTCTCGGAACTCTTGTGGTACAAACCGGTATTCATGTCGTGCAAGGCATGGGACAGGACACTCAGCTTATCGGATCGTTCAAGGATATTATCCGAGCTGAGGGACGTATTCATAAACATGGATAATACGCCGTTCTGGAAAATGGCGTGGTACAAGATAAAGGAATGGTGGAACTATAGAAAATTTAACGCCTATGTTCATTAATTTTGAAATGGTTGTAAAATACAACCTTACACCTAATGAATATTTCCTTTTGGCTGCGATAAAGCAGCGCGAGCACTGGCTTGTGGATTCCTTCAAGAAGGAGGATTTCAAGCGCCTTGCTGAGATGGGGATCATTTCAAAGCAACCTACGGGGAAGTGGAAAATAGAACACAAGGGACAGAACTTCATAGACCGTCTTGAATCCCCGAAAATAAACGAAAAGACCTTGCAGCTTTGCAATGCCTTGATAGGCTTGTATGAAAGGAACGAGAAGCCGTTAGGGGAAACAAGAAAGGAAATAGAAGGACGATTGGCGTGGTTTATGTCCGAGACTGGGTTTAAGGCGGAACTTATATACAATACGGCGTCGGAATACCTGAATGAAAGCGGGGAATATACGATGTCCCTGGCCAATCTTATTTGGAGACCCCAATCGAAAGCTTTCTCCGTCCACATGCAGTTGAAGGACAGCAAGCTCTTTGATCTTATTTCCGCCCGATACAACCTAAACCCGCTCCCGTTCTTGGAGCCAAGCAAGAAGAAGGAGACGGAGTGGCTGATGGCTGTGGCAAAGCTACCTTCCCCTCCGAAACGGGGGAACCCCGATATCATGTTTACGGGTTCCGGGGAAAAGGACGCCGAGAGGATAAAGAATATAAAACAGTATTTATTTAATTCATTACAAAAGATTTAACAATGGATTTCGGTTACGAGGACAACGGTTACTATACGGAATCGATGGATTTTGAAGATGAATATGATGAGACAGAAGAGGAAGAAATTATTTAATGAGAATTTCAACCCACCCCACATGATGGACATTATACCTGTAGATGTGGATGATGTGGTAAAAGCCTTGCTCAAGACGGAAAAGAACGAAGAGTTCTGGCTTGCCTGCGGGCTGTCCGAGGAAGTGAACGGCCTTCTCCATATTTGGAGGAGCACTCCATACAAGATAGATATGGAGAATTCAAGAGGGACTTTCTCCCTTATCAATGTCAAGGCGAGGGAGGCTTCGTTTATAAAAGAGGCCATTCAGAGGAATATCGGTGGTTGTGAACAGGTTCTGGTTTTAAGACCGGAAAAGAGAGGTAGAAGAATCAAAGGGGAGGGCATAAAGAACAAGAAAGCCCCGGTAAAAGTAGAGGAGAGAAAAGATGTTAAAGGCTAGGTTTGTTACAGAAGTCGAGATAGGGGAAGAAATGATAATAGTTTCTTCCGAAGGCGTCCCTCTGGGATTCGGGAAGGTTGAATCTTTCAGAGGCAGCTATTTTTATATAAATGGAGAGAGATTTTACAGCAAGGGATTGGATGGGAAGCATCATCGTTATGGCGATTTCAGTGTTTCCGCAATGTCCTTTGATGACGCCTTGGATTACATCCCATCTTACCATTTGGAAAAGTTGAGGAAATTTCCAGAGATAATAGAGCGGCTTATAGAACGGCATATAGATATTCCTTCTTTGGCTTTCCAGAAGGAAGAGGGAGCAAGGTCGGAGAATATACGGAAGTTTAAGATAGAAAGTGGTCTTGGTGAAATGGCCAGGTTTCGCGGGGGCAGAAAGCCACAAAGAAAGAAGGGCCAAGCCAAGCCCAAGGGTCAGGCGGGCTTCCTGGACAAGCGGCAGATGAAGCCGAAGACGGCGGAGGGCGAGAAACCCCGTCCGTCGTTTGATGAGATAAGAAAGAAAATAGGCGAGGAATTCCGGGCCTTGGCCGAGAAAGAGAAAAAAGAGAGGAGATAATGGAAGCATCGGGAGCGAACAGGTTGGTGAAGCTGGTGGATGGGAAAAAGCAGCTATGCGTGTCCTATTCACAGATAGAGATGTTCAAGCAGTGCCCGTACAAATGGTACCTGTCATACGTGAAGGGGATTTACAAG